CTTTTGTTAATAAAGTCAATAATCCTTATGTGGATATGTACGGCAGACAGCAAGAAAACTATGATGGAAATATCTTGCAGAGATTAGGTTATCAGACATTAGCACCGTTCTACAAACAGGATATAAACGTCGAACCGTATCAAGCAGAATTAGACAGACTGCACGACATTGACCCCGAGAATTATGCCGATGTATTAGGCGAGAGTTTCCCTAACAAGATTGATGGACGAAGACTGACTAACGAAGAATGGACAAAAGGACAGACTAAAGCAGGAGAAGCTTGGAAGAATCTTATCAATACGTCGATTAAAAATAGCGAATACAAATCACTTACTTCCGAAGAACAGTACGAAGTTCAGAAAAGCTTACAGAATCTTGCTGAGAAAATCGGTACAAAAGAGGTTTTGCCCGACAAGAAGATTAACAATGATTTGTTGTCTGCGTTCAATGGTAGCAATTATGGCGAAGTTGTCAATATGGCTATAGCGGACGCAAAAGGTAAAGTCACTAATGCAAAGGTCAAAGAAGCGGGATTGCCTGTTAACGAAGTAACCAAAACATTTATTAACAACAACGACGTTAAAGGACAGCAGAAGTATAAAAAAGCACTTGATGTCGCCAAGAATTACGGTTACGATTCGTTGACCGAGAAAGAGTATCAGATATACGACAAGAAGGGTGGAGTTGCTTTATCTAACCACTTAAAGTCCAAGAAAGAAGCCGAATACTATGGCGTACCAAATTCTAATGATTTCAAAAAAGCATTAGCAAATGGAACAGCAAAGACTTACGCACAGACATACAAGGCTGTCACGTCTACCAAAACAGGCGAAGACGACCTTGGAAACGACACATTCCTTGATTATAGCGATACAACAGCGCAGATATACAAGGATTTAGGACAGCAGGGTCTTAATAACTACGCAAGAGTAAAGAGCAACATGGGCGATAAGGACAGCGACGCGGAATATATTAAGGCAATGGATAAGTCTAGACTGTCACCAAAGGATAAGGCATACTACTTTGTTCTCCACAAAGGTAAAGATGTAGCCAAGAACGCACCAAAAGATACCAAAGAGCATACGTATATGTGGTATCTTGCGAAGCAGAAGTATGATTCGGACGGCAACGGAAGAATTAGCAAGGCTGAAAAGAGCGCACTTTATAGTGACGTTGTTCCTTACTTAAAGAGTTTAGGATATAGCGATACAGAAGCACGATTGGCAACCAAGTGGGAATACAAATAATTACAGGGCGGGGTGTAAAAACTCCGCCTTTTAAGGTAACGTTATGAATCATAGTCTTGACAACATTAAGAATAGCGAAATCCGATACCTAATAGATGAATACATACACTCGGAGAGGGATAGGGGTGTGTTAAAAGACCGCTACACCATGGGTTATACCTATGAGAAGATAGCGGAGTTGCACGACCTATCCACTGTCCAAGTGAAGCGGATAATCTATAAAGGAACGGACATACTAAAAGAGAGGGTGTAAAAGCCCTCTTTTTTTTATAGCCAAAACTGATACATAAATGATACATTCATGTAATTTTTTCTAAAGCATATCTCATCTACCATGGACATAGAGGTAAACACTATGTTCATATACACGAATCCAAATCCAACAGATAAACGAATAGGTGATTGTGTAATTAGAGCGATTGCTATAGCGACAAGTACGACATGGGAAAGTGCCTATATTGCGCTTTGCAAAGAAGGCTTATCCATGGCAGACTTACCCAATTCCAATGCGGTATGGGGAGCATACCTAAAGAAACTAGGCTTTACTAGACATACCATTCCCGATACTTGCCCCGATTGCTACACAGTTGAGGACTTCTGTGAAGACCATCCGCACGGAACTTATGTGCTCTGTACGGGAAGTCACACGGTTACTGTAATGGACGGAAACGCATATGACGCTTGGAACTCTTTATCGGAGATTCCGACATTCTACTACAAGGAGGAAGAATATGTATAACCCTTATCAGATGTATCAGCAACCACAGCCACCACAGATTATAAGCGTGAGAAGTGAAAACGATGCAAGGAACTATCCTATAGCACCTGGTAATAGTGTGACGTTTAAGGATGAGAACGCACCATATATCTATATAAAAACTATGGGATTGTCTCAATTTGACTCACCGACCTTTGAACGATTCAGACTCGTCAAAGAAGATGGAGAATCGACGCAGGAAGGTGCTTCAAAGTCAACATACAATGATTCTGTCATTGATGAGATAAAGAGCGATATAAGCGGAATACTCGATGAAATTGAGAGTATTAAGAAGAAACTTAAAACTCCTGTCAGAAAGAAAGAGGTAGACGATGAACAGTAATATGCTTTCAATGCTTAATCAGTTAAGACAGAATCCAATGAGTATGCTTGGGAAATTTAACATATCGCAGAATGTTAATCTGTCCGACCCGAACAATATTATTCAGCACTTAATGAACACAGGGCAGATATCACAACAAGCGGTTTTCAGAACTTACAGACAAACAATGCCGTATCTTCGTTGCAGAATAGTGTAACAAGTGGCTTTGGTGATGTTCAGAACGCTTTGTGTGGTGGATTCGCAGGCGTGAACGCAAGCATCGCTAATGGTTTTGCACAGTCGGAGATAGCCGCTAACTCTAGGCAGATGGCTAATATGCAACAGACATTCGACCTTTCGAGACAGTTTGCCGATTGTTGCTGTGAGAATCGTTTGGCTAATTGTCAGACGCAGAATGTTATTCAGAGCGAAGGAAGTGCTACAAGATTCGCTGATGCAAACAATACAAGAGATATTCTTGAAAATTGCAACAGGAATAACCAGGCAATCCTTGATAAGTTGTGTCAGTTAGAACTTGACGCAAAGCAGGATAGGATAAATGACCTTGAAAGACAGGTGACAATGGCTAGTCTTTCTGCAAGTCAGACCGCACAGACTGCTAAACTTATCGCTGATAACACGGCACAGACACAGTATATCGTGAACAGGGTAGCACCTTACCCGATTCCGTCTTATACAGTTCCTAATCCCTTTGTACCCGCAACGGCATAAGGAGGTGGACATATGGATAAGAAGATATACAAAAAGGCAGAAGAACAGTTAGAGCGTGAATTAGAGGACATTGCTCGCAAGCAGAATATCTCAATGGACGACCTTACTCTTATGGACAAGATACTTGATAATCTCAAAGACATATCTATAATATGCGCTATGGGAGAGGAAAGTGAATATTCCGAAAGAATGATGTACGATGCAGACGCTTCATACGCAAGAAGGCGTGATTCAATGGGAAGATATGCAAGCAGAGGGTCATACGATAACGGCTCTTACAGAGGTTCTTATGGAGATTCCTATAGAAGTTCTTACGAGAACGGCTATAGTGGACACGAAGACCTTGACAGGATGCTTCGTGAAGCAAAGTCTGACAGGGAAAAGGACTTGATAAAGCAACTTAAAGAAATAAAAGAGCGATAAATTTATGTTTGTAAAAAATCTTGTCACGAATCTTGTCATGAAAAACGGCAAACGCAGTATTTATGCGGGGTTTGAGCGATGAAAGTTAGAGTTCGATTCTCTCATCCCCTGCGTCCCGCAAGCCTTGATTTTACAGGGTTTGCGGGATTTTTTTATGCCGTATGACAAGATTTATGACAAGCGTATTTTGTGGCTAAAAAGCGTGTTTGTAAAAAATCTTGTCATGAATCTTGTCATGTGAAACATTCCGTGAAACATTTAGAACATACTCTTTGCGATAATATCCATTGACCTACTTTTGGATGCTTCTAAAGACTTGCGATAGACTTTTTTCATTACATTGTCTGTTTCCCAACCGCCAATAGCCATGATATCAGCGTCGGGAATACCTAAAGAATGGGCGTAAGATGCGAAATATGAACGTAACGTATGGAACTTGAACTCGGGTATACCTAACGCTTTCTGATAGCGGTGTATCGCCTTATTCAAAGCATTAGGATGATTGTCATAGATATATCCTTGTTCCCTTATTTGATTTGCTAAAGACTCGGGAAGCGGTATTATACGATTCGATGCGTCTGTTTTAGGGGAATCCTTAATTATCCATCTTTTATTGTATACCATTGACCTATGGATATGCAGACTATTATCCGTTAAATCCTCGATACTAGCGGCGCAAATTTCCCCACGTCTTAAACCCAGGACACCAAGTTGAAAAGGTACACTATAATTCGTCCCCTTTGCCATGTCTAATATGCGTCGAATATCATCACTTTTTGGCTCATAAACCGCTTTGGAAATATTCTGCGGTAGTTTTACCTTTAATCTCACATTAGGGCGGTATTGAGCCAAAACTGACGCAATAAAGCCATATAATGTTTTACACGTCTTCGGTTCATGGTCAAGTGCAAACAGACTTATTTCCTTTTGAACGATTGCACTATCAATGTCGTGGATATTGATTGCCTTAAATTCATCAGATAGTTGCTTTAACTTGGTATTGTATGTCCTTATGGTAGCAGGACTAACAACACTTTCACGATTGGCGATATATTCTCGGGCATACTTATCAAACGTACCATTTACGATACAATCTTCCTGCAATATATCAGCCATAGCAATAGCAACCTCTTTTTGCGTGGGCTTGTGGTCGAAATATGCAGTATACGTTTTTTTCTTGTACGTCTTACGGACTCTGTATGAGCCACTAGGGAGTTTCTCAATCTTCACCCTCAATCACCTTCTTTCCGTAAGGACAGCCCAATATCTTCTCCAATAGTTCCTTTTGATGTTTGTCTTTGGTAAATACGGCTTCTAATAATAGGTCTATTCTTTGCTCTTTCTTTTCTATTTGAGCGTCTTTGCGTTCAATCTGTTCCTTTAAGAACTCTATACTCTTACGACTACGTTCCCTTTCCATTTCTAACTTATCATGATGTTTCACTTTTTCGTAATTGAGTTCCGCTTCTAACTCCTTGATTTTATCGGCTTTATATTGAAGCAATGTCTTTAATGCTTGTGTATCAAGGTCGTCGTCGTCTTCGATGGTATCTATATCCAATACCGCATTGGCTATGGGTTTAAGGGTACTTTCATATCTGAAACCATTGTCTTCTGAACCATCAGCGAATACTCTTGACAGAGTTGCGATAGATACGTGTTCGCCATTCTTCTCTGTTAAGACCTCTATATCAGCAAGGGACAGCCCTTTTTCGTCTCTTACTTCTTTGAGTTTCAATATTAGTTTCTTACTATCAGTCATGAGAATTTCCTTTCAGAACTACAATCTTTTAATCAGAACTGTAACTTCTATTCCTATCTGTACCATGCTACCATTAAATCAAGAAAGGAGAACGCCTATGATAAACAGACAAACACTCACAATCTTAAACCTTTATCTACAAGCCAATGACGAAATCAAGAAAGAGATAGAAGAATATATCTCCGAGTTAGCCAACGACCGAAAAGAGTCGGATAAGGAGTAAGCATGGAAGACATACTTGAAATTATTCAGTTGTATCTTTTGGCGGACGACGAACAGAAGCAAGAGATAAAATCTCTTTTATCGCGTCTAACAAGCGATAACGTTCGTCGTGGGGAATCGCAAGCAGTTTAGTTAATAAATCTAATATCTCTGCTTGTTCCTCACGAGGTCTATTTTCTATTAACTCAATTATCTTCATTTCGCTAGTTTTTTCTACTATAGGAGTACATTTAATTACTTCTCCACTCGAATGTCCCGATAATGTAATCGGAGTAGGTTCATCAAGCCATCCCATTAAATAAGATTCCGTGCACCCTAATGCACGAGCCATTTTTGAAACCTTTCTTAATGGTAAATCTCTAGACGCTTCAATTTTTTGTATAGAAGAACGAGAACGATATCCAACTTTTTTTGCCAATTCGTCTTGCGACATATTCAGTTCTATCCTCTTTTGCTTAATTCTCTCGCCTACGTTCATAACATAGTCCTCCAATTACTTTGTAATTACATTGTAATATGAAGTAGAAAATAATTCTACATTTTTTTGCATTTTTGTGTTGACAAATTGGCTACACGATGATATTGTATGAAATGTAGACAGAACGCCTACACAATATCTTGTATGGAAGGAGGGTATATTTGTGGTTGATACACTAGCACTTGAAGCAATCATATCCGAGTCGGGAACGAAAAAAACACATCTTGCAAAGAAAATTGGAATTTCCGTTCAGAATCTCCGCTTGAAAATGAATAACAAATCTGAGTTCAAAACAAACGAAGTTGCTGTTTTATGTGATGAATTAGGAATTACTAAACTCACTGATAAGGAAAAAATTTTCTTCAAAAAGTAGACAAATATTCTACTTAATGATGACTCCCTAAAACAGGGACTCACCGATTCTCTTGGAAGGGAGTCGTGAAACGCGACACCCCTACGCAATGGAGCGGTGTATACGCATTGTAGGGCTACGGTAAAACACAGTACCCATATAAGCCGTAGTTATACACGTTGACGAGGATGATAAGACAAATTGTCCTATCAAGGTGGGCGAAATACCAACCTTAATCGTGACAAGAAAGGAGAACTATGAACGAGTTAATAAGAATTGATTTTGACAAACAGACAGTATCAGCGAGGGAATTACACGAAGCATTGCACATCGGAGCAAGGTTTAATGATTGGTTTCCGAGAATGTGTGAGTACGGATTTATAGAGGGAACGGACTATTACTCAAAAATGAGTAAAACCTCTGAAATGGGCGGAAGACCTGCAACAGATTATGAAATTTCAATAACAATGGCTAAAGAGATTTGCATGATTCAAAGAACACCCGAAGGTAAGGCGGTAAGGCAGTACCTTATCGAGTTAGAGAAAGCATGGAATACGCCCGAACTTGTAATGGCAAGAGGGTTACAGGCATCAAAGATACTCTTGGAACAGAAGGAAGAACGCATTAAGGAACTTACGGCGGATGTAGAGAGGATGCAACCCAAGGAGATATTTGCAGATGCGGTTACGGCTTCTGAGTCATCAATCCTTGTACGTGACCTTGCCAAGATAATCAAGCAGAACGGCAAGCCCATGGGAGAAAAAAGGCTTTATAAATGGATGCGTGAACACGGCTATATCATTAAGAACTCATGTCAGCCCACACAAAAAGCCATGGAGTTAGGTCTTTTTGAAACCATTGAAAGAACAGTACAGAGGGCAGATTTAGCCCCCATAACTACCCTCACCACCAAGGTCACGGGCAAAGGTCAGCAGTATTTCATTAACAAGTTGCTTGCATAGGGAGGTGGATATGAAACTTAAATATTTCAAAGCTGTTAAGGCAATAAGGGGTTTGGATAATTTGTGTCATATGGCATATAAAAAATCTTGCAAAGGAGATTGGACTTGTTTGGATGATATCAATTTTTTGGACGAAGTAGGGCTTTCGTTTTGGTTACACCACTGTTTAATGGAAACCTTTATGCACAATCTTGTTGCAAGAGAACAGCTAAGTCGTTGTGATGAAGTATCAAATTCAGAACAGGAGTAGGTATGACCTATTTAAGTGACGAATGGAAAGAAGTCAAAAGCAAACCAATAAGCGAACTGTTCGACTATCTGACAGAAAGAACAAACACAGCCGAGGGCGTGGAACTATTCAAGTACACCCGAGCAATGGCAGAGGTAGCACTAGCAATATACGACTTTGACCACTACTTAAAGGAGAAAGAAGATGCCAAGAGTTAAGGAACTGAAATACAGATATATGTTTCAAGATATCGGCATGATAATCGACGGACACCGAAGACGTAAGGGCATGAAGCAATGTGAACTAGCCGATGACGCAGGAATGTCGCAACAGTTGTACTCCTATAAGGTCAAGCATAACGCCTTTGACTACGTGGATTTGATACGACTATTTAACGCATTAGAACTGACGGATGAAGAAATAGTGAGGTTGATGAAAGTATGAGAGAAGTAAAGTTAAATGCCCGTGAACACGCTAAATTCCTCGAAGTGATGGAACGGAAGATGTCTGAACAGGAGATATCGCTTGAACAACTTGCAGAGAGTATCGGAGTTGCAAAGCAGAGTTTATACAACTTTAGAACGGATAGAAGTAGGAATCCATCGAAGTATATATCTGCTAAAATAGCGAATTTCCTTGGCATGAAGCCATGTGATTGGAGGCAAGTATGGAAAAAGCAGGATTCGCCTTATCGCTGATAGGGCTAGGTGGATTGGCAGAAGCATATCCAAACATAAACAAAATCATTATATCGCTTGCCATTGTAGGAGTCGGGGCAATGCTGATGTATCTAGGAGTAACAAATGAAAAAAAGAACAATGAGCGTCGCGCTTCTGATAGGAATGTGCTTGATAGGCTCTACTTCCTACGCTAAAGATACACAACCCGAACTTGTAAAGATGCGAGCAACGGCATATCCCGACACAGGTAACCTAACATATTCGGGGACTAAACCACATTATGGAACGGCAGGCGCAAGTAAGGATATGTTGGGAAAGACAATCATCATGTATCAGCGACTTCCTAATGACGAGATAGGCGAAATAATAGGCTATTTCGAGATAGAAGATACAGGGTCAGCCAAAGGAGCAAGAGAAGGGCACGTGATTGATGTATGGCGACCTAACCTTGATGAATGTCAAGAGTTCATGGATTTAATTTATTCCAATAACGCTAAAGGTAAAGTTTGGGTTCAGTTTATTGATGACGCACAAGGATGAAAGGAGAGAACATGACAGACAAGGATAAGGAAAGCATAGAGTCCACATACAAGGGATTCACGGATGAAAAAAAGGCATATATGCTGTCCCTCTTTAGCCACAAAGAGATTCTTGCTGAATTAGACGCAAGGATGACAGTACAAGAAAATGCCCTGCTAAAAATACATGAGACGATATCCGCCACATGAATACCGTCTCTGATGAAATATGATGTTTGCTTATTGCATTTTTAATTGTAGCAGAAAGGAATGAAAATGGCAAGAAAACATATTGAAACTTGCGTAGGTTGCACAAGTATGGGTCTTCCGTGTAGGGGACGTAGTTGTTCTAACCACAACGGAGCGTATGAATACACCTGTGATGAATGTGAAAAAGAGTACGACCCCGAGGAACTTTACGATGTAGATGGAGAAATGCTTTGTGAAGACTGCTTGCTTGGCAGATATCAGACGGTAGCACAGGTAGAGGAAGAATAGGAGGAAAAATATGGCAAAAGTAATTGGAATCATGGGGGAGTCGGGTAGTGGAAAAACTACTTCTATGAGGAATCTCGACCCCAAGACAACTTTCTACATTGATGCAGATAAGAAAGGATTGAGTTGGAAAGGGTGGCGAAATCAATACAACACCGAAAACAGAAATTACTTAAAGACTGATAAGGTTGAAAGAATTAGACAAATGCTTGGAAAACTGAATAAAGAAGATGATTTCAAACACATCAAAGTATGCGTTATTGATACTCTTAACGGAATTATGGTAGCCGATGAAGTAGCGCGAATGAAGGATAAAGGATACGACAAATGGGTTGATTTAGCTCAATGTGTTTGGGAACTCCTAGATAATCTTTATTCGCTTCGGGACGACTTGACCATCATCGTGATTTGTCACTCACAGACGCAGAAAGAAGATGACGGATACACATTCACAAGAATTAAAACGAGTGGCAAGAAACTTGACAAGCTTTCGATTGAAACAAAGCTTACAACAGTGCTCTATGCAGTTGCTAATGATGGAGAATATATATTCAAGACACACGCGAATAACAGTACAACCAAAACACCGATGGGCGCGTTTGACACAGATGAAATTCCTAATGATATTGTCGAAGTTTTGAAAGCATTGCAGGAGTATTAACAATGATATGTACGACTTGCGGGTTAGATAAAGATATAAGTGACTTCTATATAGATAAGAAGGGATATCGAAGAAAACAATGCAAGCAATGCATTATTGCAAAGAGTTGTGAAAATCAAAAGAAACATGCGGAACACCGTAAAAAATATTGCCATGAATATCATCAAAAGAACCGCAGTAAATGCAAAGAGAAACAAATGCAGTATCGAAACATGGTGGACGCATTAAAAAAGCCATGTGCAAAATGCGGAGAAAAAAGATTGTATGTATTGGATTTTCACCACATAAACCCTGCTACAAAATCTTTTAACATAAATCGAAAGTCTGCAAAAAGCAACTTTAGAATTATAGAAGCAGAAGTAGATAAGTGTGTTTGTCTTTGTAGAAATTGTCACATGGAATTTCATTTCCTCTATGGGATGAATCCAAAGGAACCTTATAAAGATTTACAAGATTATATAGGGAAGGAGGTTGAAAAATGAATAAGTTAGATACGGATGAATGTAAAGTGTGTCACACATTCAATGAATATTATGAATATCTATCCAAGTCGGGTATGGAGAAGGGTGTCACAGGGATAGAGGACGAGGATAAGTTATTTATTCTCAACACAGCGTTAGCTATGACTCTGACCGTATTACACGGCAAAGAGGAAGAGGTTATAGATTACTTTGCATAAATAAGGAGGATAAGAAAATGCAGAAGTTTAACGGCTATGATGAAGCTAAAAAGAGTGCGCAGTATTCGGGAAGCGCAAAGTTACCCAAGGGTGCCTATGTGTGCAAGATTCTCGGAGTGAAGCTGACTGAAGCGTCAGAGGGTAAGAGTGGATTCTTACAGGTACAGTTTGATATCGCAGAGGGCGATTATAAGGGATTCTTCAAGAAGCAGTACGACGAGAACACCAATGAGGACAAGAAGTTTAAGGGCAAGACTACCATATATCTTCCCAAGGATGACGGTTCAGAGAGGGACGGATGGACAAAGACAGCCTTTGCTAGATGGACAGATTCACTCGAAGCAAGTAACAACGGCTACACATGGGATTGGGACGAGAAGAAGTGGAAGGATAAGAAGATAGGCATTGTATTCGGGGAGACAGGGACAAATATAGACGGCAAAGACATTGTATATGTAGAAGCTCATTATCCCGTAGCAGTATCCAAGGTTGCAGAGATATCGGCAGATTCCATTAAGTTCAAGAAGAAGAAGGGCTATGGTAGCGGTTCTAATTCTGCCGCAGAGAATGACGGCTTTATGAACATTCCCGATGACGCAGGCGAAGAACTTCCTTGGTAGGTGGTGAGATATGATTCCGACAGAGATTGAAGCGTGCATAGACTCAATGGTCATATATTGTGATTCTAGGGAACAACCCACAGAGGAATTTAACAAAAGGTGTAAGTCCTTTGGATGTCCTTATGAGAGACAGCACCTTGACTATGGCGACTATACCTATGATTTTCTTCTACCTAATGGAATGATGGCACATAAGAATGATTTGGTTAAGGGTAGAGCCGTAGTAGAGCGAAAGATGTCACTCGAAGAATTAAGCGGCAATCTCTGTCAAGAATATGAGCGATTCCGTAGGGAGTTTGACAGGGCGAAGAATAACGGGGCAAGGGTATATCTGCTAGTACAGGAAGCAACGTGGGAGAAGATTATCAACCACAGATACCAAACGCAGTTTAATGAGAAAGCTTATCTGCATAGGTTATTGGGACTGTGTAGCAGATACGGAGTGATACCCATATTCACACAGAAAGAACTATCGGGACGCATGATTCGAGAGATTCTTGAAAAAGAGTTAAGGACGAGGTTGGAAAACGGAGAATATGACGAGAGACGAGATAAAGAAGACAGTCAAGATGAAGGATGTAATGTCGGCAAGGGGGATTCAGATACGGAATAATATGTGTTCTTGTCCGTTTCATGGAGACGACAAGCATCCAAGCATGAAGGTCTTTGATGATGGAGCAAATTGTTTTACCTGTGGGTGGAATGGAGACATATTTAGTTTCGTCATGCGTTACGACGGGGTTGGATTCAAAGAAGCATATAGGTCGTTAGGGGGCGATTATAGCCCCTACAAGACCGACAATGCTAGAACCCTATCAAATATGCGTCGAGACTCCGAGAAGGCCGTTAGTGAGTCAAAAAAGGCATACTACGCGGAAGTTAAAAGAGCATTTAATGAATCACTTGTTATTTTACGAACTGTCCTACAGGTATATGAGCCTTTATCAGACGAATGGTGCGAAGCATATAATACCCTACAGTACATGGAATACTTGTACGAAGTCAAATATTTAGATGAGCAGGAGATAAACGATTTTTATGTATATAGAAAATGTAGAGCAATTAGATACAGATTCCTTTAATGACAAAGAACTCTACATGGAATTGCTTGATATCGAGAACGAAATGGACAGGGAAATTGCCGTATCCAAGTTAAGGAATAGGGCAAAGGCAAAAGACGTTGATTGTTTGAAGGTATTTGACAATACATGGAGAGCCGCATTAAGGGAGAAAGCGAAGTACGAAAAGAAGCAGTTGTCCGAAACAAGCACACTCTTTTCTATGGCATTGACAGACTTTCCTACTAGAGATACATCTTCGCAGTTTCAATGTGGTGAATGGATAGCTGATTCAGACGGAATAAGAGTCAGAACAGACAAGGGTGGAACTACAATAGTCTGTCCACATCCGATATATCCCACCAAGGTACTGTGTAATGCGGAGACGGGAAAGTACAAGGTCGAGTTAGAGTTTGTAGTGCGTGGCAAGTTAAGACGTATTTTTGTCAGCAGAGAGACGCTTGCTTCCCCTAGTAAGATACTCACACTTGCTAATGATTCTGTCCAAGTAACAGCACTATCTGCACCATATCTTGTCAAGTATCTTGCAGATATAGAGAGTTACAACCCCGACTTAATAAGAGAGGTTACATCTACAAGCCGTTTGGGATGGATAGAATACGTGGACGAAGAAGACGGTAACAAAAAGTTTATGTTCTTGCCATATCAGCAGGAAGTAATCTTTGACAACGAAGCCAATATGAAAAGTCTGTTTGATTCTATCAAGACTAATGGTGACAGGGCTAAATGGTACAAGACAATTAAGGACGTAAGAGCCAAGAAACAGCCCGAAGTTCTTATTAACCTAGCGGCAACATTCGCAAGTGTACTTGTAGAGCCTTGTAAGTTATTACCATTCATAGTCAGTCTTTGGGGCGGTACAGGCATAGGAAAGTCAGTCATCCTAAAGTTATGCACAAGTGTATGGGCAGACCCAGGAGAAGGCAAATACATAACAGATGCTAAAGCCACAAGTACAGCAATGGAGATAAGGCTTAATGCTCTTAATAGTTTGCCAATGACGCTTGACGATATGGCACAGGTCAAGAATCAATACGATGAAGACTTTTCAGAACTGATATATCGGTGGTGCGCAGGAAAAGGTCGTGACCGTTCCAATAAAGAGTTGGGACTTAATAAGCTTACAAGTTGGAAAAACTGCATTATCACCAACGGAGAACGTTCTATGGTGGATGAGTCCACGCAAGGCGGCGCAGTTAACAGAGTGATTGACATTGAAGCGTCGGGGGAAGTCCTCTTTGATGGTCGTAACGGTAGCAAGGTATGCAAGACAATCGAGGAAAATTACGGTTTTGCAGGCGAAGAATTTATAGACTTGATAAACGAACTTACCTTTGCCAAATGTAGAGAACTCTTTGAAACAAAGTACGAAGAACTGAAAGCGGCTATATCAAAACTTGGTAAGGATAAAGAAGAAAAACAGATTGTTCCCATGGCTTTGATTCTGACCGCAGATTACTTATCAGAGAAGTATTTGTTTAAGGACAATATAGCTTTGGACATCAATAATTGCATAAGTTATTTAAGGGACAAAGACGAAGTTTCCGAGAATATGAGGGCTTATGAGTATCTGATGAATACCATAGCGGAAAATCAGTACAAGTTCGATGATTCAGAGTTGACGCAGGAT